GGCTTCTGTGTCACCTGGTTACACAATGTCACCGACCTGAGCCTAGAAGGCTTGCCTGGGGGGTGGCTGTTGTGGCAGGGTGCTGGCCAGGATGGTTCCTGCCAGTTCTGGGCGGGTTCTGGCAGGAGCCGTCTGCATCTGGGCAGATAGCTTCAAACTGCCACTGTATCTCAGTAGATTCCAGGCTTATTGATCTGCTCTGTTTCAATAGCCCAGAGAGCAAATGAAGCAGCTACCAGGGGTGAGATATCAATATGACCCCTACGATCAAATGCCCATCTCTCTCCTACTGCTCTCTTGCTGGCACCTGTGACAGCATCATTCAGCCTGTAGTCATTCTGATGAGCAATCCTCTTACCCATTACCGCATCGTAGAACATGGCTGCTGCATTAGTGACTTCTCTGGCTGCTATGGGGATTACCGTGAGTTTCCTGGCTTCTAGGGCTGGTATGAGGCTTGCTGCTGGTCCCCCAGAGTCTAGGACCAGGGGACACCCCCAGCGTTCACATACCTCTGAGCATCTGTCTAGGACCCAATCTAGACCCTCTCTGCCATCCACTAGCTCTAGGGCTATGTAGGAGTCAACTGAACCAGCAGCTACCAGGCTGGCTCTTTGACGTTCAGGGTTAATGTCAAGAGCCAGCACTACGTCATAGGGCATGATTACATCAGTACGGTAGGCATCCTGCCATCTGTCAGCAGGGATTAGCTGAGCTTCAGACCTGGGGACCCTGAAGCACAGATACTCTCTCATGAACTGTTCTAGCCTCATGGTCTCTGCCTCCATCCTCAGAAACTCCAGACTGATACCGTCTGGTAGTTCAAGGGTGGGCATAACGTCTAGCCAGGTCTGTTCAGCCAGTGGGTCTGCTCCTGGGGTCATTGACCACTCATGCCAGGAACGTTTAGCCTCAGGGTCTGTTAGGGACTCCTGGCCTAGCTCCTGAAGCCTGTTGAGTAGTTCTGAATCTTCATCCCCAGCATTGCTGATGACGATGAACTGAGACCCCCAGCAGAGTGAAGCACTATCGCGCTGAGCCATGGTAGGTCTCAGCACCTGGAGCAGCCAGAGGGGGTGGGCTAGAGCCTCATCAACTATGGCCAGGTCTAGCGTTAAACCTCTGGCACCAGTCTTATTAGGTGTCACAGGTCGGTACTTAGAGCCGTTAGCAAACTGAACACTCTCTCTACCTGTGCTGAGAGTTACCTTCTTAATCATGTGGCTGAAGGGGGATGCTTCAATAATCTCTATATGTTCCTGCCACTTCTGCACTGCTACAGTTCTGCTCTGAGCCGTATAGGCAACTTCTTGACTCCTGAAGTAAGGCAGTCCCACTCTCTCAGCAATATCAGGTCTGGAAGGTAGGAGACATTGAGCCAGGATTCTGGCAACAGACCAGGCAGTCTTACCAGACTGTCTGCCTACTAACGCACCTACATACTGATGATGAAGCCTGAGGGGTGAGAGACCTTCACCTGACCCAGTTCTGGGGGTTAGCTCCAGAGATACATCAGATACAAGCTCTTGCCATGGGTAGAAGCTGAAGCCTAGTTCTGAGCCAATCTCAGCCACATAGTCACCCATAGTGGGACGTTCATGATTACGCTCAGTCCCAAACGTAGGAGCAGGTGCTGTTCTTACCATGATCGGGAAGGGGGTGGTAAGTGCTTCTGGTGCCTTAACTGTCCCCTCTGTCTGGAGCTATGGAATGAACACATAGCCCAGAACTGACCTTCCCACAATGCTGGGTCTGGGACCATACAGAGGGGTGGCTGATGGTCTGGAATAGTGCCTCTGTTCCTACACTGGCCAGTATTCTCAGAAACCCAGCATTGAACATAGTTCTCAGCTAGGAACTTCTTTGCTTCTTTAAAGCCTCTGGCTCTGTAGGCAATGCTGTTCTTCCCTGACATTGCACCAGCTAACCATAGCTTTACCAGTCTGGCAAATATGTGTTACCCTGGGCTTCTGATGGCAGAAGGCTCAGAACTGGTCATTATCAGGGACTTTAGGAATAGGTCTATTCCTAGAGATGATATTCCTAACCCTAATGAGCCTATTGGCTCTGTGGGTCCTAATGTGCCTCAGGGGTATGGGGATGTTCATGTGCAATACCCTGTAGGCCAGCTAGAGGCTTCAGGACACTGGCCAGAAGTGCAAGCCTGGCAGGGATGGCCTACAGGCTGGGAAACCCCTCTCTGGGATGGTCAGACTGCTGGCCAGCAGGTTTCAACCTTAGGAACTTGCATTGACTTGAACACTAGAGAGCTAGCTAGCTTTCCTGTCTATGGCATGAAGGGGGTTCAGGTCATCAAACTTCCAGAGTGGAGCAATAACCCTGAACCTGAGATATATGCAGATTGGACAGAAGCAGCTAAACAGTTATTCAATACCCTTCAGGGTAGTGGTGAAGCCATTCTCTGGGCTACTGGCAGGTACGGTCTCAACAATGATGGAGCCGTAGCCAGATGGGTAGTGCTTCATCCTGGGTGGGTGAACATTGAGAAGGTCAATGGGGAGATTACCTATGAGCTTGCTGGCCAGAAGCTAGATAGGGAAGATGTTTGCCACATCAAGTATCAATCCATGCCGATGAACCTGAGGGGGATTGGTCCCCTGGAGTGGGCTGGCAGGAACCTCATCAGTGCTGCTGCTCTAGAGCAGTCAGTCACAAACCTGGCTACCAGGGGTGGCATCCCCTGGGGGGTTATCAAGCATCCCAGGCACTTGAACGCGACAGAAGCCACAGACCTTCAGAACAGGTGGGTGAGTGCGGCCAGCAGACGTAATGGTGCACCTGCTGTTCTCAGTGGGGGTATAGAGCTTCAGGCTCTGACCATCTCCCCTAGAGAGATGGCAATGATAGAGATGAGAGTCTTTGATGAGAGCAGAATAGCTGCTGCTCTAGGTGTCCCCCCATACCTGGTGGGGTTACCCCACCCTGAAGGTGGGCTGGTTTACGCAAACGTAAACAGCATCTTTGACTATCACTGGAGAGCTACCCTCAGACCCCTGGCTAAGACTGCTGCTACTGCTATGAGTAACTGGCTTCTGCCTAGAGGGAGCATTCTGGAGTTTAACAGAGATGAGTACGTCAGACCTGCTCAGTTTGAACGCGCTCAGACCTATGAGATTCTGAACAGGATTAGAGATGTTCATGATAATCCTGTGCTGACTGTGGATGAAATACGTATGGCTGAGAGACTGATTCCTAATGAGCCTATTGAACCTGATTCTTCTGACATTATAGGAGCCTTGAAGTGACCATCTCCAGATTCATAGGCTCTGACAGACTTCACCTGAGAGATGATGGCAGGACTATTGAAGGGTGCATAGTCCCATATGGTGAAGTGGCAGAAGTCGTAGAGCGCGACCCTGAGACAGGTGAACTGACCAGGTATCAAGAGCAGTTCCTGAAGGGTTCCTGTGCCAGGATGGCCCAGGGGGTTCATCGCAGGGGTAACGCTGCTTTCATCAAGCTGGTTCTAGATCATGATGACAAGTCATTTGATGCCTGGGTAGGTCATGCTCTCAGTCTCACCAGTGAAGATGATGGAGCTTATGCCAGCTTCAGACTCTATGAGGGGAATGACCTAGCTAAGGTCAGGTCAATGCTACAAGAGTCTCACACTGGTCTGAGCATTAACTTTGGAGATGTGAGACCACCTAAGCTCATTGATGGGGTGGTCAGCAGGGTGCAAGTAGCCATAGACCATGTTGCTGCTACACCTATCCCCACTTACGCAGGAGCAGGTATCACCAGTATGAGAAGTGCTGATGGCACCCAGCTTGAAGGTACTCCTCATCTGAATGATGTGAGAGCGTTCCTGGCTCAGTTCAAGAGTGATAAGTGAACCTAACGCTAGGTGTAATCGCCGGCGTTCCATCAAACGTAAGGAGTACCTAACATGACTGAAGTGCAAGGATGGTTCCTGGTAGTTGAAGTGGGCATCATTGCTCTGAGCTATCTGGTTTCGTTCACTAGAGGTAGACCGTAGGTGTCAGACTTTGGGGACTTTGACCCAGATGATGCTCTAGACACTGAGCCTCCAGACCCAGAGCAGGTGGCTAGAAAGCTGCACAGGTATCGGCAGGAGGATGAGCCTGGGGTACCTGCCTGGGAGGCTCTGAGCCAGCCTGAGCGCGTCATGCTGCTGGCTAGAGCCATGAGGCTCCTGGCATGGCTCCACAGACAGGGAGCGTTCCTCTGATGGGCATATACCTGACCTGGCTGGCTGACGTTCTCAGAGAGGCTGGCCTAGAGGTAGTGGAGTGTGCTGGCTGGGAGACCAGAGCCAGAAGCTCTGGGGGGTTCCCTGAGACCCCTCTGGGGGTGCAGTGGCATCACACTGCATCCCAGACCACCCCAGAGAATGACACTAACTACCAGATTAACGCTGATGATGCTCCTATCGGAAATATGACCCTGATGAGAGATGGTTCAGTCTGGCTCATTGCTGCTGGTGCTGCTAACACTGCTGGCAAGGGGGGACCCCTGACCTTGAGCAGGGGAACCATCCCACAGGATTCAGCTAACACTAGGACAGTAGCCATGGAAGTGGCTAACAATGGAGTAGGAGAGAAGTGGCCAGAGGTTCAGGTTAATGCCTACTTCACTTGCAGTAATGCCATTAACAAGAGATTGGGGAATCTTCCCTCTGACGTATTCACTCATGCTATTGGCACAGGTAATGGGTGGACAGATAGGAAGATTGACCCTGCCACTGCTGCTGCTGTTCAAGGTCCCTGGAAACCTAGGAGCGTTAGTGGCTCAGGTACCTGGTCCCTGGATGATATCCGGTCTGAATGCCTGGCCAGAGCAGGTCAGCCAGTACCACCTACCACCCCCACCCCAGAGCCACCTACACCAGAACCACCTAAACCCTTCCCACCTAACCCCACCCCTGAACCACCTTCACAGAATGAGGATGAGATGCTAGTAGTAGCTCTAGACAAGAATGGAACTGCCTGGGTGGGTAATGGGGTGAAGCGTATTGGCATCCCTAATGAAGATACCTTCTTCAGGTATGTGCTGGTTTGGGGGTCTATTGACAGACTGGTGAACGTATCAGGTCAGCCAGTTAATGACTGGGCTGATGTAGGTGCTGCTGTTGATAGCCACACTCTGAATGCCCTAGGACAGGAGTGAGTTAGCGTGACTGTTCCTAATGTTGCTCCAGGGGGTGAGATTGAAGCTGATTGGGGGAATGCTGTTGCTAATGAAGTGAATGGGGTTACTGCCACTGCTGCTGGGAAGGTCAGTAAAGCAGGGGACCGTTTGACAGGTAATCTGTGGTTTGAAGGCAATAACCCTGCCATAGTGTTTGAAGGTGGTGGCATTACTCGTATTGCATTCGCTGATTATCCGTATGGACCCACCAGGCTAATGATTGAACGTAATGCCACTACTGGCCAGTTGAGTATTTCTCAGTATAATGCTGCTGGTGCCTGGGAACGTTATGTTCTAGTGGTCAATGGAGATGGGACCGCAGGCATTCTAACTACGAATCTGGTTATTCCTGCCACCATTAATCACCCTGATTCAGCGGTACGTAAAGACTATCTGGATGCTCAGCTAGCTAATATCGTGACAGCATCTGACCCTACTACAGGCAGGCTGGCTATAGGTGGGCATGAGATTGGGGATACAGGTCTACGCAACATTACTAACCTGCTGGCTGCTGGCTGGGATACAGGATATGGTCAGCAGGTAACCCTTAGACGTAGTGGTAATGTTGTGTACCTGGGTGGTGATATGAATACAGGTCTCACTCCACCTAACAGCTTCTTGACGATACCCTATGGGTTCTGGCCTATGGCAGTACCTAGTTCATTTGAAGTGGGGTTCTTGCTTAAGTCTGAAATGAATGAAGAAAGAGCACAGTGGTTCAGAATAGTTCATTATACTGGTGAAGTAATCCCAGTGTGGCAACCTATGGCACCCCAGACCCCTTACTGTAGGTTTCATGTTACCTATATGACTAACCAGCCATGGCCTACCAGCCTGCCTGGGGTAGCTCCTGCTACTGCCATGATGCCTGAAGATGAGTCTGAGGATTCAGAATGATAGGCAACCTGAATGCCAATACTTCTCCTAGCTATGTGGCTGATCCCACTACAGGCAGGCTGGTGATAGGTGGCAGAGAGCTAGGGGATACTGGGTGGCGGTACTTACCTAGTGGTATATTAGTGAATGGTTGGACCTTTGATGCTAACGGTACTATTAGGGTGCGTAGGATAGCTTCAGCGTTATATATAGCGATATACAACCTTAGGGGTACTTCTGCTACTGGTGCCACTATCTGTACGTTACCACAGGGGTTTATGTGTAATGATTATGCAGTGGTACCTATCTATGGTCCCACTGTTAATGACCATTTGACCTTTCATCCTGATGGTTTGTTTAATGCTGGGCTTTATGGTGGTGCTGCTTTCATCGGTGCTGGCTATGTCGTTATGACCCCTCCTGTTCTGACGTATCCTGACTGGCCTACTTCCCTACCTGGGACCATGGCTATCATGGCTGACCCCATACCTGCTCCACCAGAAGTAACCTGAGGGTTAGGCTTGCCATCAATACTGAGGCAATCACCCTAGTTTCTTCCTTTGCTCTGGGTTTCACTTTAGGGATTCTCACTACGCTCAGGCTTCTGAATCTGACATTTAGCGCGAGCAGAAAGACTCTGAGAAAGCAGGAGAAGAAACCACCCCTTGACCACTCTGGCTCAAGTGGGCTACCCTCCCAGGTGACGACAGAAGCACCCAGCACAGATGAGCAGCAGCACCCCTGAAACATTCAGGCACCCTGTAACCATCTGATTGAAACTGCACCCTTCTCCCTAGTCAGGAACATAACTCCTAGACAAAGGTAGAGATATCATGGCAGTTGACGCGTTAGTGCAACGCTTCATCAGTGAGAGAGACCAGAAGGTAGCTCTTATTGAGAACCTGGCTTCTGTGGCAGAAGATGAAGGTAGAGACCTTTATGAGACTGACCTAGAAACCATCCAGAATGCCAGGAGCAGGATTGTTGCTCTTGACTCCCAGATAGAGAAGGTGGGAGCAGACCTGGAGATGGCTGACTCTGTGAAGCAGCGACTCTCCAGACTTGACCCCTCAGTAGTTGCCAGGGACTTTCAGTATCGCTCTGCTGGTGATTATGTCTGGGACCTGCTGCACCAGGACACCCCTGAGGCTCAAGCCAGGTTCCAGAAGTTTCACCGTAGGGCTGCTGAGCATCTGGGCCTAGATAAGGCAAATACCATCCCCACTGCTGGTGGGTTCAATGGGCTGGTAGTTGCCAGCACCCAGGGTGCCATTCTTGACCCTAGCCCTAGTGGCAGACCCCTGTTCAGTGCACTGGGGGTTAACCCAGTGACTAGCTCCACCTTCATGAGACCCAGGATTGTGGACGCGAACTTCTCCAGTGGGGTGGCTGCTCAAGGCATGGAGAAGGCTGAACTGGTTAGCAAGACGTGGGATATCATTGCTGAGCCTGTTCAGATGACTGTTTATGG